CAGTACATCAACGCCAAAGAAAACGACCATCTGCTTAACGGGCTTTCCGGTGGTGCCCTTGATTGCCGCGATGCCATCCTCGCCCTGATCCCCAAGGAGCGCACATGATTACGCTGGACGAGCAGATCAGGGCGTTACAGGAAATCGTTTCAATACCTGACGAGCGGCTGGCAAGCCACGCCATGTTCACCGCCATCCTAGACACCCTGCGGAGCGTCAAGCAGGCCGAGCCGGTGGCAAGCCCAATAGCGCAGCCCGACAAGACTGACTGGAGGGACTGGCTCCCTGAGGCGCGAGTGCGTGCGGCGCAATGTTGGTGCGAACCGGAAACCAGCGGGATAGAAATGGATGTTCGCTTGGCAGAAGCGGTTGCCAAAGCCATCGCCGGATGGATGCAGGAGGCCGCGCAGTATGCCAAGAACGCCGACTACTGGCGCACGCTTTGTTCTGCTTCCGCCCCTGCCGCGCCTCAATCTCCCAAGGGAGCTGACCAGAGGGGGAAGGAATGAGCGGGGAACTGGCTAGGGCGGTGCGGGAGTGGAACGAGCGTCAACTTGCATACGACGATGACAAAACAATACTGCGGCGAAAGAGCATTCCAATTAGCTGCGTTGGCTCCGGGTGGTTTCTTTCGGCCCTCCCCTTGCCAGCCCGTTCAAAGCATTTGACCGCTATTGCCCATGACGAGCGCGTACCCATTCCGCAGAGGGTGAAGGAATGAATGACCTGACCGAGAAGAACCTTGAAGCGATTCTGGCCGACCTGAAGAGCATCACCATGGAAAGGACAAACGACGGCAACGGCAACCCTTGGCGAGTGCATTTGTACGGCACCTACACGCGGGATGAAATCCGCGCAATCTTGCACCTCATGGACAAGGGAGTAGAGTGATGGAACGGGAAACTGAACTGCTGGTTGAGCGCCACCGCGAGGCTGCGTTCCAGCATGGTTTTGCGGTTGGGTTTGGAATGGCTGCTGTCGGTGCAATACTGGGTATTGCGGTGTGTGTAGTGGGCAGATTTCTGGAGTGGTGGAAGTGACCGAAATCCGCAAGATGTGCCAGTCCTGCCGAGTGATTCCCGGCTCCAAACGGGTGTTGTCGGACAACAGAAAAAAATGGATGTGGAAGTGCCTGTCATGCATCGGACGCAAGAGCCAGAGTTTTATTCTGTCCAACAAAGCGAGGAAAAAATAATGGACTACGCAGAAAACATCATCGCAATCGCGCATCTGCGAAAACAGGCGCACGAGGCGCTGTTGAGGCGGGATTGGGCCACCGCGGTGGACTTGGCGGACCAGATTATCGTCGCGTCGCGCGGTATCAAGGATTTTTGCCTCGAATTCATGGATCAAAATGATATGCCAGCACCCTTTACGTCAAAACCACTGTAAGTCATTGATTCTTTTGAAGAAATAAATATTTGTCAGAGCAGTTGACAAAGAATCTAACTTGCGGTTATAGTTTGATCACTGCAGCGTTGCAGGTTCACAGGAGATCAAATTATGTTGTTCACTCGTAGCGGCGAAGAATTCACCGGCACCCCGGACGACCACAACGGCAAGCCCGTGCGTTATGTGCAGATCGCTTGCGACCGCTGCCACATTATTGATGGCCAGCGCCTGTGGGTCATGGGCATGGAAAATGGCCGCCCCTTCAGCCGCACTGGATTCTCGTGCTGGACCTGCGGCAACACCGGCGTGCGCGGTGAGCGTCGGGAGCGCCTGTACACCGAGGCCGAGCTGGCCCGCGTCAACAAGGCGGCCGACACCCGCGCCGCCCGTAAGGCCGAGGCCGACCGCGTGGCCCGCGAGCAGTTCGAGGCGGCCCGCGCCGCCAAGGACGCCGAGTTTCGCGCAGCCAACGCCGAGTACATCGCCAAGTTGGAGTCTCTGGACGGTGAATTCTGGGACGGCTTCCGCAAGTCCTTCCTGAGCCGCGCTGTGGCCCCTACAGAGCGCCAGATCGAGCTGGTTGAGGGTGAGGTAGCCAAGCGGGCCGCGAACGCAACCAGCGCCTTTATAGGGGCTGTGGGGGGCAAGATCGAGGTCGCGGTTACCGTGGAGCGCGTCATCACGCTGCCCGACTACGGTTTCGGCATCAACTTCATCAATTTGTTGCGGAGCAGCAACGGTAGCCTGCTGGTGTACAAAGGGCGGTCCAATCTGGGCGATGTCGGGGAGACCAATACCATTCGAGCCACGGTCAAGGCGCACGAGTGGCGGGACGGGGTGCAGCAGACTGTCATCCAGCGCCCCAAAAAAGTTGTTGACACCCTCTAACTTCGTGTTAGAATGCTTTCACTGCCACTGAGGCAGGTTCATCAGGAGACCAAAATGTATCTCGCAGAAATCGAATCCAGAATCGCAGGCATCCCTTGCATCATCGCCGTCACGGACTACGAGAGCGTGCGCGGCTCGTACTCCTACAACGCCCCCAGCGACATGGACTATTACGGCTACAGCGAGGCCGAGTGGGTGGTGCTCGACCGCCGCGGCTACAAGGCCGCATGGCTGGAGCGCAAGGTCACCGATGCGGATGTGAGCCGCATCGAAGACGAAATTGCCGAATACTTCAACTGAGGAGAGCGCCATGGAAGAAATCGTGATCAAAGCCAGTAGCGGAAGCGTTTTCGTGGATCAGTTTGACGAGCGGGTCTGGGTATCCATCCACGTTGATAGCGGCAGTGCACGCGCCATACTGTCGGTCGAGCAGGCCCGTGAAATGGTCGAGGCCATCAACAACGTGATCGCCAAGGTGCAAGCATGAGCCGCGCCGCTAACCGGAGATTAAAAAAATGAACATGATCCAGTGGCAAGAAGAGCAAGATGCGTGGTTTTCAAGTGCGGATCGCTTCGATGGTTTCGACCGGGGTGATTGCAAATACAAAGTTATCGCAGTGCAGCCTGACGACGAGTTTTTCCTGTCAAAATACGACGCCCTGCTAAGGGAAATCCGATGACCACAAAAAAACGGGCCGCGAAGGCCACCAAATCGACGCGTAAGCCGTCAAAGGCCGCAGCTAAGACCAAGGCACTAGCCCGCGGCAAAAGCAGCCCTGAGAGGGCTCCAGAGGACCTGTACGATATGCCCGTGCAGGTGGCTCAATGGATAGAGCGTGCCCAATCAATCATGCACCACCAGAAGGGTGAAATTGACCGCCTGCAGCGCGAAAACAACGAGCTCAAAACCTACAAGCGGTGGGCAGAAAACCGAATCCTGAGGAGCAGCTATGAATGACGAAACGACAGAACGAGCGTTTCCTGTGCCTGATGACGCATCAGACATGCCGGGGATGACTCTGCGGGATTACGTTGCGGCGAAGGCGATGCAGGCTTTGATCAACAACCCCTTGCATGTTGGTTCTAGCGAGGCGCGGATAATGATTGCAGAACAGGCATACCGGGTAGCCGACGCGATGCTGAAAGAGAGAAAGAATGACTAATACTAGTCGGACTAGCATCGAACACGAAGGCGCAGAGTGCCACCAACAGCATGCCGAGACCGCGCAAGAGCCGGTGGAGACCGTTACCGTGATCTGCCCCCGGCACGGAGAGCACCAGTACGCCATCGTATCCAACATCGACTCCCACGAGGGCACATGGTGCCAACTATGCTGGCTGGACAGCCTCGGTCCCAGCCTCCCATATCGGACCACATTCCGACAGGATGACGAAACCGCCAGTTAGGATGTACACTCCAGTCCCAAGGCGCTGCAATGATTGCGCGAGGAGGGACTGAGATATGTCAGCGAACGCTAACGCATCAAATAAAGAAACTGCAAATATGGGGAGGCGCGCATGAGCAACCTCCCGAAGAAAGGCCCCGGTAGGCCACCGGGAACGCCCAACAAGGCGACATCGGACGCGCGACAGGCCATAGCCCAATTCGTTGATGGGAACGCCCACAGGCTCACTGAGTGGCTGGATGCCGTCGCACAGGGCGTTAAAACGGTTGATCCTGAGACTGGGGAGGAGAAGTACGTCGTCCCGCCCAACCCGGCCAAGGCCTTCGACATGTTCCAGTCGGTCGTCGAGTACCACGTGCCCAAGCTGGCCCGAATGGAGGTGGCTGGGGACCGGGACAATCCGCTGGAGGTGGACGTCCATGTGACCGTCTTCGGGGAGCTGCTCAAGAATTTACGGATGCAGCGCCAGTCTGAGGGCTGATGGGAGCGGTTGACGCACTGATCCGCGACGACGGCCTGCAGGTCGCGTTCGCGAAGCTGCCTCCGGCGCAGCAGGCGGTGATCAACTGGCAGCTCAAGTGGCTGCAGCAGGCCCACCAGCACCAGATCGAGCCAGCAGGCGACTGGTGGAACATCTGGCTGCTGATGGCTGGCCGCGGGGCCGGGAAGACCCGTGCTGCAGCAGAGACGCTGGCAGGCTGGGCGGTCGAGCAGCCCAACACCCGCTGGTTGGTCTCCGCGCCGACGAGTGGTGACGTCAGGGGTACGTGCTTCGAGGGCGATTCAGGCCTGCTGGAGGTGATACCCAAGGCCTTGATCGCCGACTACAACAAGAGCCTGCACGAGATCAAGCTCATCAACGGCAGCTTCGTCAAGGGCATCCCGGCCAGTGAGCCCGAGCGCTTCCGCGGTGGCCAGTGGCATGGCGCATGGCTGGACGAGCTGGCCGCGTGGGAGTACCTGCAGGACAGCTGGGACATGATCCAGTTCGCGGTCCGACTGGGTACCAAGACCAAAATCATTGCCTCCACCACGCCCAAGCCCAAGCCGGTGATCATGGACCTGCTGGGCCGCGAGGGCGACGATGTGGTGGTCACCCGGGCCTCGACCTACGTCAACGTCAAGAACCTTGCGCCAAGCTTTCAGAAGCAGATTCTGCAGTACGAGGGCACCAACCTCGGGCGGCAGGAAATCCACGCCGAAATCATCGATCCCGAGGAGGGCGGCATCGTCAAGCGGGACTGGTTCCGGCTCTGGCCAGACGGTAAGCCGTTCCCGCGGCTTGAGTTCGTCATCCAGTCCTACGACTGCGCGACGTCGGACAAGACGTATAACGATCCGACCGGGTCGATCACGCTGGGCGTGTTCCAACCCGCGGACGGCGGCATGTCCGTCCTGATCCTCGACTGCTGGCAGGAGCACCTGCAGTACCCCGACCTGCGCCCCAAGGTGATCAACGAGTTCGAGACCGTCTATGGCGAGGGCAAGGCACGCAAGCTCGTGGACTTGGTGCTAGTCGAGGACAAGAGCGCCGGCATCAGCCTCATACAGGACCTGCAGAGGGCCCACTTGCCCGTGCACGCCTACAACCCCGGCAAGGCCGACAAGGT